CATCAGAGGCTATCATAGCTGTAGTTACAGCTCCTGATGTTATTTCTGCAGTATTAATACTATTAGCTGCTATAGCACTCGCTGTAACAGCATTAGCTGCCAGTTGAGTTGCTTGTATAGCATCTGCGGCTACCTGAGCATTTTCAACAGCATCATTTGCTATTTGATCAGTATCTATTGCATCTGCAGCTACCTGAGCATTTTCAACAGCATCATTTGCTATTTGATCAGTATCTATTGCATCAGTTGCTACTTTAGCATTTGTAATAGCATCTGCAGCTATTTGTAAAGTAGATACAGCATTCGTTACTATTTCTGCAGTATTAATAGCATTTGCCGCTACAGCATCTGCTGTAACTGATGATGATGCTAGTGCTGCCGCTTCAACAGCGTCTGCTGCTATTTGTAATGCTTCTACAGCTCCAGTTATTAACTCTGAGGTGTTTACAGCATTAGCCGCTATTTGTTCTAAACCTACAGCTCCTGTTGCTATAATAATACCAGTTACTGAGTTTGTCGCTATTGATGTGCCTGTTACAGAATTTCCTGCAATAATTGTTCCATTAACTGAATTTGCTGTAATCTCTGAACTTCCTATTGAGTTAGCACTTATTTGAATAGTACCAATTGAATTTGCTAGTATTTCAGAAGTACCAATAGCATTTGCTGTGATTTGAGCCGCAGTAATAGAGTTTGCAGCCATCTGGACAGCTCCAATTGTATTAGAAGCTATATGTACATTTGTTATAGTGTTTGCACTTACAACAACTGAAGATATTGCATTTGCACTCAAGTGAGTAGATACAATAGCATTTACTGCTATATCTGTAGTATTTACTACAAACTGATTTGTATAAACATTTGCAGTAAAAGTACCAGAGGTATTTAATACATCTGCTATGACACCATCATTCTTTAAATCAAATCTTAGAGTCTGTCTATAAATACTTACATTAGCGTAGTCTCTACCTACAGGCTTAGTCATAACTATACTAGAGTTACTTTGTACTTTTGCTACATTAGTATAAAATCTAGTTACTCCATAGTAAACTACAGCGTTGTCTAAATGTGAGGCAGCAGTCGTGTTATTTGCTCCTCTAGTACAACCAGTTAATGTATTTGTTCCTTTTCCTGTATAAGTTATTTCTTCATCATCAATTAGAACAGTTCCTGCAGTCGGATAACCACTATTTGAATCTATATTGACAGTAGTTACAGAAGCATTATGTGCTCCATTAGAAGGAGAGCTAACGCTTCCTCCATCTATTACAATGACATCTCCTGTTTTAAAATCTGATTCAAATACTGTACTACTATATCCTGTTAATATCGAACTATTGGCAGAAATACTACCTGTTCCTGTTACAGCTGTAAGATCATAATCTGACTCACCGAGCCTAGTCATAAGCTCAAAATTATAATTAGCTTGTGAAGCAGGGTCTCTAGGTACAGTATCTATTGCTAGATGTATAGGCTGTAATGGATCTACTTTCGTAGTTCCTCTAGTTAAATTTGCATCAAAGTCATATAATAAATACCCTTTCTTTCCATCTGCTAAATTACTAAAACCTGCTTGAGCAGTAAAATTAGCATTTCCGCTAGAAACCGAAACAGTGTTTGCTCCGCTAGGTGGGGTGTAGTCATAAGTGCTATTAGCAAAAGTAATTGTACCTGTGCCTGAAGCAACAGACATACTAGTAGTTAATAAACCACCTTTTTGAATATATTTGTTTAATCCTGCTCCTAATATAAAAGACCTAATTGGGGGTAATTCATCTTCTCCGATTGTCAATACTTGTTGCAACCAGCCTGAGATACCTCCTAAAGTATTCCTTGTTCGGACTCTAAATACATAGTCACCTGCACCTACAGTTTCAAACACATAAGAATTAGTTGTTGGAGAACTTGTCGATATTATTTCAAAGTTTCTATCAACATCATCTAGGTGATTTGGAACATTGTGCATAATATCATAACCTGCTAAATGCTCATATACATCATTCATAGTAGTGCCATCTACATCCGTTCTTACAGTGCCGGGATGAAGCCACTCTAATCGTACATTCCAACTATTACCATCTGCAGCAAGTGTAGGTTTAGCCGTAAGAGAGGTGGGTTGAGGAACTCTATCCGTTCGTACAGGAGGTCTAGATATTTCTGGTATTTCTGGTATTACATAGCCTCTATCAACCATGTCAAATTTATCTTTATCATAAGCTACAGCAGCAATATCAAATTGATGTTTATCGTCTGGTTTTATACTAGAAATCATGAATTGTTTAGAGCTTCCAGTTACGTCTTCCCCTGAAGCTGTTAATCCTGTAATAGTATACATTACTTCAGCATTTGGAGCAGCACTAAAAGCACTACCTACAGTTACTGATATTCCATTATAACTATCTATTGCTTTAGTTTCTACTCTTACATCATTAGACCAATATAGGTTAACAAGATCATTATTATCATCTTTAACATTGTGCGCTTTTGCTTCTGTATCTATTGCAGCATCAGCTTCATCTGTAAGTATTAAATCTCCCGCAGCATAAGTATCCCCACTAATAACAGCAGCTGGCTGTGCTAAGTAAGCTCCTCCTGAAGGATAGATTAAATGTACCTTATAGTTAGCTGTAGTTCCTGCAATAACGCTTGATACATCTCTATCTGTATAAATTACCGTTGAAGTAGAGGTTCCTAGTGTTCCTGAAACTCTACCTGCTAATTGTACATCATGTATATCAGGGTCTTGAATATTAATTACGTCACCTGGACGTAGTATAGCCGCATTTAGTCCTGTTGTAAAAGTAACTACTTCCTTTTCTAGTCTTTCTGTAAATAAGTGCCATTTACCCATTCTATGAGCTTGACCTTGTGAAGTACAGCCCCATGCAGTAATGTTCTTAGAAGTTATTCTATTAGTTTCAGCGATATTATCGTGGTCTTCTACAATTTCTGTTGCGTGTTTATAAGCATTCTCAGGGTCATTCCAAATAACTTTTACTTGATTAGTTCTAAATCTTTTAGAAGTTCCTTGATAAGCAAATAGACCGTCTCCTACATTTGCTTTAGAAAAAGTATAAACTGCTCCTTTTTCTCTATTACCCATGACACTAACTTGTCCGTTTTGCCACATTAACATACCCCTAAAGACAGATGCCATCTGTTGAATCATTTTTAAAGCATCTTTAGCTTTAGTAATATAAACATTACAAGTAAATCTTGGTTCTACTCCACCAGTACCATCAGGTACTAATTCATCACAGTATTTTGCTAACGCATAGAATTGATATTTATCTATTTGCGAAAAGTCGTAATCTGCATCAACGTATCTACCCAATCCGTACCTTGGATTTGTAAGCATATCCATAAATATCCATACAGGATTATTACAGTATACAGGAAAAGCATTCACTCCACCCGAGCTATATTCATTTACATCTCCTCTAAAATTTCCGTCCCAATCCACATAATCAGAACCTACTACTCCTGTAGTAATATTTCTACAATAACTTGCTGTTGTTCTTCGAACGCCTGTAGTTTCACTAACTTCATCTCTAGGAGAGTAATTAGTGGGAACTTTGATTTTTAATCCTCTAATTTCATAAGACCGTTTTGGAACTGCTTTAAAGTCTTTTGCATCAACAACTACACCTGCGAAAGCAGTATGAGGGAAACTTAACTTATCTGTTATTACATTCTCTATAGCAGTTATTTGAGTTGCATTTGTTCCTGTGTGGTTTCCTCCATCCCAATTAACAGGAGAAATTCTTTTAATAGTTAGTTTATAATCAGTAAAAGGTTGATATTGTGATATATCAAATTCAAAAACCTTTATAAATGGACTTGTTGTTTCCATTACCACTAACCCATTATGAAAACCTATGCTTTGAGAATTAGTAATATTAAATTTAGTTAGTAAACCATCAAGTGGAGTTCTTCCAAATTTTACAATATCAGTCCAAACATCACTTCCATTTATTGTTCTTTTATATGAAAATGTTATTTGAAGTTCAACATTAGCACGATGAGTATGTCCATCTTCTTGTTCTGTTGAAATAAGTCCTTGTGGAAAAGCTATACTAATTTTAACTCTATCTATTTCTGAAGGATCTGCTATACTCATACCAGTAGAAGCGACTGTTACATAGCCTGCAGTATCTGTTGGTTCTGGAGATTTCTCTGTATCAATTCCCCATTGTGCATTAGGGGTACTTGAAATATTATTGGTAGCGTCTAGTACACATTTGGTTTGTTTTAGTTCTTTATTAGCGTTGAAAGCTTGAGAAGCACTTCCTAGTCCTCCGGGCGGAGGTAAATAGGTTTGGTCTCTATATCCATGCTTTATTGCATAACCAAAATTACTAATATTATATGTTGGTGCCTGGGTTGTGCCAGTTCCTAGGGGTGCACTTGCAAGAGCTACTGTATTTGCTAAGTCAACTCCTGCTCCAGTAGTGCTCAATGTACAAGTATTAGCACTATAGGCTCCAATCGTATCTACTAAGTCTATACATACATTTGCGTTAGTAACGGCTGTGGGTACTGGTTGGTCAACAACTACGTGAGAAGTATTTACTACTCGTACAATTCTTGCTTCAAACTCATTCCCGTCTTGCCCTGCTCCAGCAATTCTTATTTTAGGATCTACTCCTCTATCTACTACATAATCATGTCTATCTGTATCAGCAAAGGATAATGTACTTGTATTACCACTTTTTACTAAAGTTTGTCCTACCCAAGTTTGTACCACTCCATTGGCTCTTTTAGCAGCCCCATATACACTAATCCACCTAGTTCCATATACAGTACTTAAACTATCGAATATATTCTTTTGTTGATTATCAGTAATAATACCTGTACTTGCTACATACTTTACATCATTACTATAAACAGCAGAATAAGTATTAGCGTCATCTGTATGTTGAATAGGATTTCCATTTACATAAATACTCTGAGTTCCATTAACTAAACCTTCTATCGGGCCTTCTGATAATGCATCATAAATTAAAGCTGTCTGTTCTCTAACAGTAGAAGAAGTTGTAAGACCTTGTTCGTTAATCCAATCATCATAACCATCATTGTAATCTCGTTCGTAATCGTACCTACTCATTCGGTTGCTCCCATCTTATTAGGCTGGTCTAATATCCAATGTCTATCAAAAGTTTCTTGTTCTCCAACAGCTCCCCCTGCTCCAAGAGTTCCTGAATGTGTTATATTACTATTATGAGCACCTGTTGAAATCCATTCATATCCAGCTGCAGACGCTAGTCTTGCTTTAGTAAATCCAAAATTAATAACAGCTCCTCCGACTTCAGTCTGCCCATATGCTATAGGGATAGGGATTCCGATTTTTGCATTATTAACTGGTCCATTAAACAAGCTATTAGCATCTTCTTTGCTGCCTGGCGCTCCGGGCGCTAACATTCCTATAATACCCATTAAAGCTATTTGAGCTCCTACAGCAACCATTGTTTGACCTAAAAAATACATAGCAGTACCTGCTTCATATGCACCCATTACCGCCCAACCCCACCATATTAGTAGTACACCTATAACAACTTTAAATATATCGCCGATACCTGCTCCTTGAGGAACTGGACCAATGACTAAATCTTCATCATTTAGTTTTAATCCTGCTTCAAAAGAATCCACAAAATCATCTTGATTTTCTCCCATTTCTTCCAAAGATTCATGAATAGCTCCACCTCTTTGAACGGTAAAATCAATTCCTTTATCTGTACACTCCATTAAATATGCGCGTAGGCCTCCCCGCATACAATCAATAGCATGCATGGCTTCTTGTATTGTATTACATTTAATGCTGTGCTCTTTTCCAAAGAGTTCACCCATTCTACCTAGTAATATTATTTTTCTGTTTTTCATGTTGGTTCTAATATATAAGTTTCTTGATCTGGATACGATACAATCATGTATGGTATTCCAATTTCATTACAATTATCAATATCGTATTGACTTGGTTTACAATCTTGGTCGTAGTGACTATGCACTACATATAAAATATTCGAAGCGAGTTGATATTTTAAAAAAGTTAATGGGTCAATTTTAAATCCATTTTTCTCTTTCTGGAGATTCTCACATGGAATATATTTTTTATTTTTCTCTGTTCCAATAATAAGTCCGCAGCATTCATAAGGAGCTGCATCTTTTGCATGTTGAATTATTTCCCACATTATTTAAAAGCCTTCGCTGCAGGAAAACCTCCAAAAGGCAATACTGCAGTAGTATCTGAATTTGTTTTTCCTAATTGGTTAGCAGTATTTGCTAATGGATTGTATCCGAATCTCATCTTACAACCATCCATTGTTTTACTACATAAGTCTCCTCTTTCCCAATAGTCTCCGTGTCCTGGAGCCTCACTAACACTAGATTGTCTTACTTTCCAGAGTAGAGTTTTTCCATAAGTTGAAGAACTTGATACATTATCTTGAAAAGTTACATAATCATTATAAATATCAGATGTATAAGCAAAGTACTCAGTACCATGACTATAAGTTGAATAAGTACAAATTCTCTTAAAATTAGAATTTATATCTGTAGGAGTTCCAGGCGTACTTTCAGCTACTGTTGCTTGCCAATAATCAAATATATCAGTTACTACTGATGTAGTCCCATCTGCATCTATTTTAGTAGATGATGCTGCTGTCTTATAAAAACTATCTTTAGTAATTGCGGCTGACCAAGTTGCAAAAGTAGTGCCTGAAGGAACAAGTTGTTCATCATCTTGATTAGCGTATACTTTATGAGAAATATCTCCTACAAATTCAGTAGTTCCTCCATACGCAGGAGAATAGGTACTCTCTATATTCCAAGTACACCCTCCTACTTTTTTATAATCATCTAAATGGGGAGAAGCTGCTTGATAAATCCAAGGACATCTATTTGCAACTACTGATCTAGTTGGAAGTTTTATTCCTTGCAAATCAAAAGGAGATGCAAGTTCAAAAGTTACTTGTGCTTTAGACCGAGTTTTTATAGAATCAATATACCAAACTTCTCTTGGAAACTCTACAGGTTGATCTGCGTCATCGCCAGAATTACCATATAAATATTTATTTAATGTAAGTCTGCGAATTACTTTTAATCCCACCAAAGTATCATAATCTACACTACCGACTGCTCCACTAAAAGCTGTGGTTGCATTAGCAATACTTATTGTAGGTCTAGCTATAGCTCCACTTGTAGCTTGTGAAAATCCTTGTACTTGCATAGGAAGAGCAACATATGTTCTAACAGTAGCAGGTGTGGTATAGTCTCTAAATTGAACTGTACTTACATCTGCTTCTAAGCCTGAATGTGTATAAATATAATTTCCAGCAGAATATTCTATCTCAAATAATTCGACTAAACTCGATGCTGGATCGAGTTTCTGTACGTCTTTGACAATTATATTCTCAGTCATTAGGCTTCATACACTCTTTCAAAAGTTGCACTTAAAGTATAATAGTCATCATAGTCCCAAGTCTGTTCCCAAGAACTTACAATTACTTTTATAGATTCTTCACTACTTCCTGCATTAGAATCTGCTAGTACATAAGTGAAAGCCGTTACTCCTGCTTTTAATTCAAAAAATTCTACTATATCATCTATATCTGCTTTAGGTCTATGAGCAAACGAAACCTTTATATTCTGTTTAAGATTATTTATACCATTAGCTACTCTTAATTGATATCCGTCTCCAAATTGAGACTTAATAACAAATGGTTCATTACTTCTAGAAAGTCCTTTATCTGGAACTACAGTTCCTAAACTTCCTCCTACACTAAATCCTATCGCCATCTTATCCTCCTCCGTAGTCTAGTAGACCACCTGATCTTTGTTCTTGTGATATTGTTTCTAATACTGAAGCTTGAATAGCTTGTGCGAATTGCCTTCCACTTTCTTCATCTGATGTAGTAGTTGTACTACCTTCTGCCATATTAACAGTGACTGAAGTATTATTTACATTTCCTCCACCCTTCATTTCAACTGGAATACTTCTATCATTTCCTAAAGGAACGACTGCTTCCGTGCCATGAAGAACTGCTCCGTACCCTGATTGTGGGCCTTTTGCTATCCCTCCAGTTCCAAAAGATTTTCCAGAAGGACTCATTATTCCACCATATCTGCCGCCTCCGCCGCCTATAAACTGCATCAAGAATTTACCGAAAGTATCGGCCCCGTCCATTGCAGCTCTAGCTCTGTCCATTATAGCAACTGTCATCATTAACGCAGCTGCTACTTTCATAACTTTAGCTGCCTCTTCGCCCCTACCTGCGGCTCCTAATATCATACTGGCGCCTCCAAGTATATCTTGCGCTCCAGTTACAAATTTATTATCAGCTAAGTTTTCAGCTTCAGTCTTCTCTTCGGGAAGAACATCGCCTGATAATGTAATTCTATTTTTATCCCCAATAATTTTGTCAACTTCGTCAGGGGTCTTGCCCTCTAATTGTAATGTTAATCTGTCCAGTGCTTCTATAGTTAAACCAAGCTTAATTATTTCTGCATCATTAGCTGCTATTAACTCGGTGGTAGATTTATCTAGTTCTCCACCTACACCAAATTTCTTCTCTTGGTCTTGTTGATACTGGTCACTTTTATATAAACGATTGAGAGATTCTGATAGCTTATCTTGATCAAGAATATCAGCTGCTGCTCCATATGAAGGAGTTTGTCTCTTTGCGAAATCCTTACCAGCGATAGTGGTCATATCTATTTTCTGTGCCGATTTCCAGTTCACTCCGCTGTCTTTTCTTAGTCCTGCTGCAATATCAATTTCCTCAAGCGCGGCCTTCATCTCCGTGAAGGTAACTTTAGCCCCCTGTTCGCCTGCATCTGAAAATGCTCCTTCAAAGAATCGTGCATAAGCAGGATCTTTAGAATTTAGTTCCTGTGCTATCTTTGAGAAATCTTTTCTTTGCCATAGCTGCGTCTTGTTACCTTGCTTTCTCCATTGACTACCTTCCTCAGATTCGGGGTCTAAACCTTGAACACGTTTTAATTCTGCAACTAGAGCTTCTCTAAATTCTTGTGCTAACTGTCCCGCTGGTCCTAGTATTCCTGCTTCTTTACGAAATGTAGCTAAATCCTCTCCTTTTAAACTACTCGCTATAAGCTCAACAGGATTAGCCATTTGCCTAGCTGCCCAGTTTCTATATTCGTCTGTCTCTATTCCATCTTTTCGTCGTACTCCAGGTCCTTCTTTATGTTCAGCCATCTGTTCAGCACGGTCTGCTTCTAATCTTTTATTACGAGCCAGTAAGTTTAATCCTTGGGCTTCTTTATATGTTCCCATAGCGAGATTCAGTTGTGTAATAAAGGTATCAAAAGCAAATTTAATTTTACCACCAGTTTCCCATTCACTAGTAAATGCATCAGCACCTTCTGACATTGCTTTTCCTACAGCGTCTGCTCCAGTACTATGAGCTTCTACTAATTTTTGTGCTAAAGTTCTTGGTAAGATTGGACCTAAGAAGTTCTCCATCATTTGATTACTTAGACTTTCTCCAATAGCATCAGTTATTGTTTTACGAAGATTCTCTTGCATTTTATCAAAACCACCATCATCTCCTCGTAGTGCTGAGCTTATAGCACTTGCAAAATCTTTTTGAAATCCTGTAAATATTTTATTATATGTTTTAAATACTGCATCAGTTTGCAACTCTATGGCGCGTAATCTATCCATTTCTAAGTCTAACATATCTTGTTGCAGTTCCACCTGTTTCGTCAAACCTTTTATCATTACTGGTCCTGCCTTCATCTTTAACATTTCCAATCTATGACTTGCGACTTGTAAATCAAACTGTTTTCGTTGAACTACTTGTCTTTGTTTTTCTATTACTAATATTCGGTCTTGGGTTTCAGTTCCTTGAAACTTTTTAAATACTGAAGATTGTTGCAATGCTATAGCTTCTTTCTTCATTCTTATATCTTCTTCTTGTAGAACATTTAGTAATTGTCTTTCAGCCTGAAGTTCATATAAATTAGCTACTAATTCGCTTTGTTGAGCCAGTATTTTATTATATGCTAGTGACTCTTTTTCAAGACTATTTAATTCTACTTCTTTACTAGCTGCTACTATCTCTTGGGCTTTTATCATTTCCTGTATAGTTTGGAGATAGTCTTGATATTTTACTTTTGGTAGTCCTTGAACTAGTTTATTTTGTTCTTTAATTAATTTACTAGTTCCTCTGGCATACTCTTGCTGTGCTTGTCCTGCTGAAATAAATCCTTGTACATCTTTATTCAGTCGCTCTTGCATTGCTCCCGTAAATCTGCCCTCATAGTAGGCTTTCATATATTTTTGTAATGCAGGTTGAATTACTGTCATATTTGTAAGGAATTGTTCAAATTCTCCTTGATATAAATCCCATGCTTCTCTATCATAGAATTTTAAAGCGGACAAATCATTAAAGTCATCTATCTGACCTTGTACATTCATACTATTTAAAGCATTACCTGTTCTTACTACATTTGCTTCCCAATCTTTTATTATATTTCTCTTACTAACATCAGCAACTTTAGCCATTTCCTCATTTAAACTTTTAAGTTTGGAGGTTGAATCAGCAACACGTTTTTGGAACTCTTCTAAATGAGCATTTGTATCTTTAAGAAGATGCCCCCATTTCTGCCATGCCATTTGGATAGCCATAAGACCTATACCAAACCAACCAATAACACCTAAAGCAGTATTAAGAGCTGTTGCTAATCCTTGAGAATAAGCTTTTATAGTACCTACAAAAACACCATATTCAGATTTCATTAAGTTTAAATTTGCTCTCCAATTATAGTATGATCTTTTGAAGCCTACTTTCTCATTAGCTATATGAGTATTTTGCATAGCTTTTAATTCGTAGTAAGTTCTTTTTTGAGTAGCTTTAGTAAATTTATTATAGTTAACAAAAGAAGATTTTTTTACATTTAAAGACTTTTGATAATCTGCTATGTCTTTCTTATTCATCTCTCCTGCTTGGAGACGCGCATACCTTGCTTGACTCTGTTTTGTCTTTCCTGGACTAAACATACCACCTGTATCAGTGTCTCCTGCCATCCTAGTACTCATTCCTTTACCTAGTTTAGCTGCATCTACTTGTTGAAAAGCGGGTACTAGCTTCTTAAGCATGGTTGCAGCAAATACACCAATAGCCATTGATGCAGACCCTATATTGTTCACTAAAAAAGTACCGAAGAATTCTGCTACTGGACCAATAACGGTTTTAATAACATTCAGAACTTCATCAAAAGCGATTGCCATTTTCGCAATTTGGTTAGTAGTAGTCTCTTGTATATCATTCATAGCCCCAAACTTTTCTTCTGCTTGTCGCAGAACTTCATTTGTTACGGCTTGTGATTTTTGGAAAACGGTAAGTTCGTTTTTATTGAGTCCTAATGCGGCTGCATATCGGATAGAGGCTTCTTCTAGTCTTAGTATGATACCTAATTCATCGAGTAGTTCTGGTTCGGCTTTTGTTACACCTCGAACTAATCTATTAAATGAATCTGTTGTGTCCCTACCTAGTGCTATAGAAACTGTTTTTGCAGCTTCTGATAATTCAATTAATTGTGCAGGAGATAGACCCGCTGCCATACCTATAGCGGCTGCTTGAGAAGATTCTGCAAAAGTAACTTGTGCATCAGTAGCAGATTGAATCTCTCTTGCTAAACTTTTGTATGCAGTACCTGTTGCCGCTGCAAAGGCTTCTTGACCTTCTTTAAGTACTCTGAAATCGGCTGCATCTTTTAAAAACCTAAATAAGGCGTCTAATGCAAATAACTGGGCTGCTAAAGTCGCGTACGCGGGAACGAGTCCTCCCGAGATACCTTGGGATAACTTTGAAAAGTTTTTCGTTGAGTTTGAGGACATCTGAGCGACGCCTCTTCCAGCTCTGTCGGCTGAATGTGCGGATTTTCCGAATGTATCAAACTTACCGGACGCTTTATCGGCTTCTTTCCCTACTTTTTTAAGGGAGCCGCCGTCCGTTACCTTGATCGTCGTTTCCGAACCTTTACGTTTTTTTGCCATTATCTACTTTACCTTGAGCCCATTTGTTTGGGTTGCTTTTGTCTCCTTGAGACTTCTTCATTTATTGAAGCACTTGATACTCTAATTATATAGCTTAAATAATAGAAAACTATTCTTTTGTCTTCTATTTCATATATGTTAAGTATCTCTCCTAAAGCAGATAAATCTTTACCCATGTAAGAACCAGACATTCCGTCCCAATTATCGGGTAGTACACTATGTATTAAAAAAGCTTGTTGTACCTCCAATGGAAAATTTCCAATTTCTGGAGGCATCTTATCAGGATCAGGTTCTTCTCCTAATTGCTCACAAATACTAAGATACTTATCTAAATCAATAGAGGCATCTTTATAATATCTATCTATTAAAGCAAGTATTAAATCTACTTGCTTTGAGTAAAATTTTCTAAATCACCTACAGTTTCTGATACCCAATTATCAAAATCACTAGAGTTTTTCATAAGTAACTCTGCGTTCTCTTGAGTCCATGGAAGTTCATCTTCTGGTTTTACGGATGATACATCTACTAATAGAAGCTCTTCTAGATGTGTATATGTTAATCCTTTCCACCCTTTGATAATTGCTTTACAATATTCTGTTAAAAATTTGTCATTATCAAGCGTTTCTTCGTATTGTCGAGTTTTTTTATTAAAAGTCTGTCTTACACTTCTATTTCTTAATTTAAGCAATTCTTCTCTTGCTAAATAAGTTAACTCTACCGAAAAACTATCAATTCCTGGATATTCGATATCTACTGTTTTACTAGGAGTAAGTAAACTCCTAAGTGATACTGGTTCTGTCGCCTTCTTCGGCGCTTTTACTGTTTCGTTCATTCTATTTCCTAAAAGGAAGGGTGGGTAGTAACATCCCACCCTGTTAAATTTTTAATTACGCTGCGGTGTAGGTTACTACTACTTCGTTTGCCGCAGTCGATCCGGCTGCTGATAAATCCCCTGGTAAACCATGGAAATTAACATCAACACTGATCACATCATCTAAACTATGAGCGGGTAACTCAAGATGTGCTCTTGCAACTTGAACGTTGCAT